AAGAAATACCATGACTGCAAATCGTTCATGAAAGACGAATTTTATGCTGATTGGAAGCATGCGCGCGCAATTAACTCTAGATCAGATGAGTTTAAGTGCGCAATTGGCCCAATTATTTCTGCCATAGAACACGAAGTCTACAAGCACCCCTCGTTTATTAAGCATGTACCTGTGAATGAAAGAGCCGAATTCATTTACCAAAAGCTATATAGACCTGGGGCGAAGTACGCAGCTAGCGATTACACAGCGTTCGAATCTCTGTTCACAGAAGAGATCATGTCCGCGTGCGAATTTGTCCTTTACAAATACATGCTGCAAAACTGCCCAAAGATTTATATGAAACTGCTCAATGTGCTGAAAGGAATGACCCGATGTTTCTTCAAGAAATTCATGGTTAAAGTGAAAGCGACCAGAATGTCAGGTGAGATGAATACCTCGTTAGGAAACGGATTCTCGAACTTGATGTTCATGCTTTTCATGTGTGACCTAGTTGGCATGAAGAACGTGGACGGCGTTGTTGAGGGGGATGATGGCTTATTCGTGGGCGAGGGCAAATGGCCTACGAAAGAGCAATTTGAAGAATTGGGGTTGATTATCAAGTTGGACCTGCACGATGAACTGAATGCAGCATCCTTCTGTGGATTAATTTTCGACCTAAATGACAGAGTCAATGTTACTGACCCAAGAGAGGTTCTTGCTTCTTTCGGTTGGACTAGCCGCCAATATGCGCGCTCGAAGTCTAACAAGATGAAGATGCTCTTGCGTGCAAAGGCTTTGTCGTTGGCATACCAGTATCCTGGATGTCCTGTAATTCAATCTCTAGCCGAATATGCATTAAGAATGACAGCTTCTTTCGATGTCCGCCACTATGCCGCGAATGGCATTATGTCTATGTGGGACAGAGAACAACTATTAGAAGCAATCTCCAACAAACACAAACTTAAGTTCCCAGAACCTAAGATGGGAACACGAACTTTAGTTGAAACTAAGTTTGGGATCACAATTGGAGAACAGCTTGAGTTGGAGGAATATTTCAGAAATAAGAATGACCTCAAGTCCATGAAGCTTCCTTGGTTCAATGCGAAATGCCCACAGTCGTGGAATGACTATTACAGTCGCTACGCCGTCTCAATGTCACCGGACAGACCCGACTTGGAATATCCCGTTATTCCTCGTTCGACGTATCCAGGTTTCCGAAAGGAATGGGACGAAAATTTTAAACTAGGTTTGAATTGAAACCTG